TTTCAGCGCCGCCAAAGGTGGCAACCACAGAACCCGCAACATTGGCAGAAGACGGCAAGAAGGCAGTTAAAAGCCGCCGCAATCAATTCATCACAGAAGGACAGGCTTCGGGAATGGAGCTAACGCCTCAGCAAGTCGGTGGCAGAACAAACACATTTGGCAATTAAATATGAGTGATTTCAAGCGCATTCGCAGTATTTATTCGCAGATGAAAACATCACGCGAAGAGTATGTGCCATTGTGGAACACAATCTCTCAGTTTGTCGGCATATCGGTTGACCCTGATTATTTGCAAGACGGCAACCAGAGCAACAAATCTCGCCAATTAGATGAATATATTGATGACCCGACCGCAGCACTAAGCGTCACACAAGCTGGCGATTATCTCAAGGGCATCATGTGGGGCACAGGCGATGACATCTTGCAGATTGAGCCTTCACGCGAAGTTCTTGACTTAATTAGCTCGCCTCAGAAAGTTGGCAAATTCTATGATTTTGTCACAGCCGAGTTGCTCGACCAAATGAATCATGCAGAAGCCGGACTATCAACGGCGCTCAGTTGCCATGGCTATGACCAAATGGCATTTGGCACAAGCGGCATTGGTTCATTTAAGAACAGAGAAGCTAAGAATGAAGGCAATGAAATCATTTACAAAGCCTATGGCGTTGACACAATGTGCATTAGAGAAGGCAAAAACGGCCTTATAAACACTTGCTCAGTCACATATCATTGGAAAGTCGGGCAGATTGTTGCTGAATTCTGTTGTGATGACAAAGGCGTGAGTGAAAAGCTTTTGGCAAAAATGCCGCTTGCAGTTCGCAACGCATGGAAAAATCAAGATTTGGACACAGACTTTACAGTGGTGTTTATGATGTTGCCGCGTGAGAAATACGACATCACCAAGAAAGGCAAGCTTGGCACTCGCTATCGTGGCGTTTGGTTCTTTGATGACAATGCGTCTGAGCCGTTTTTGGAAGAAGACTTTGCCACAAGGCCAATTGCTGTGGCGCGTGCAATTAAAATTCGTGGTGACGAATGGGGCAGAGCAAGCGGCACAATGCTAATCAGCACAATTCGCTTGGTAAACTTTGCAGTTGGTCAAAGCATTGAAGTCATAGAAAAAATGGCGCGGCCGAGCTTGGGAATGTTTGGCAATAGCATATTTGGTGATGATGTGCTTGACACCAGCCCTGATGGCTTGACTGTGTTTAATCCTGAATCAATGGCCGGCAGCACGCCGCCAGTCTTTCCAATTGCTGATGTTGGCAATCCTTCCGCTATATTGGAGTTCATTGTTCCATATTTGAATGAGAAAATCGCAACAGCTTTCAAAATCGATGTGCTTTTAGATTTCAGTTCAGCAAAAGAAATGACCGCAACCGAGTCATTGCAGCGCTTTGCTATTCGTGGCAAATCATTGTCTGGTTTGCTTGGCCAACAAAAGACAGAGTTGCTCGACCCACTAGTTAATCGCAGCATTAACATCTTGCAGAATGCTGGCCGTTTGGGTGTTGACCCTGCCGTTAATCAAGAGCAAGCAGAAAGCTTTGCCAAATTGCGCAGAAATGAGCGCATTATTCCGCCAGAAGTCTTAAAAGTGATGGCGCAAGGTCGCCCTTGGTATAAAATCAGATACAAGAATGAGCTTGAGCAGCTTACTAACACGCGCAACATTGAGAATTTCTTGAAGTTTATGCAAGGCTCACAGTTGGCAGCGTCGCTATATCCGCAAATTATTAAGGGCGTGAATTGGTATGATTTGCTTAATAACTTCCGCATTGCTTTGAACATTCCAGCCGACATGATGGTGAGCAAAGAAGAGTTTGACAAATCAATTGCGCAAGATGAGGCAGCAGCCGAGGCAGCACTTGCAACTCAATTGGGTGGCGAAGAGGCAAAAGCACAAAATAACATGGCATCAGCCGACGAAAAAAGGGCAAAAGCACAATCACAACAACAATAAGGGCAGAATAAATGATTGATTTACACGACAGAGCATCAAAATTGCTCAAGGCAAAAGAAGCCGCCGAAAGAGCAGAAGCTCGAATTCTTGAGAACAAAGAGCAATATATCAAAGACATCAACAGTATGTTTGCCACAGACAGCGGACAAAACTTTGCAAAGACATGGCTTAAACACATGGGCATTTACGATAATAATGACGATAAAGACGGCGTTGGGCTATTCGAGGCACGCGGCGCAAAGAGATTTTACTTGACTTATGTGCGTCCATATCTCAGCATTGACGTTAAGCAAAAAATAGAGGGGCAGCTATAATGACAGACGAAATCCAAACACCAGCACCAGCCGCACAACCAGCGGCGAGTCCAGCACCATCACAAGCAGTAGCAGAGCCAAACACGCAACCCGCCGCATCTGCGCCAGCATCATCAGAGCCAAAACCTTTTTCAGTGCCAGATGCTTACAAAGACAGGGGTTGGGCATCAAAGATTAAAACCGAAGACGATGTTTACAAGCAGATTGACAATTTGCAGTCACTTGTAGGCAGGAAAGCCATAGCGCCAGACCTTAGCAAAGCCACGCCAGAAGAGAAAGAAGAGCACTATGCTACACTAAGACCAACAGACAAAGCGGCATATAAGTTTGATGAAGGCACGCCAGACTATTATCGCGACGCTTTTTATAAAGTAGGTTTGACCGCCGAACAAGCAAACGAGCTTATTCAAGATGTGAAGGGCAAGCAAGAAGCAGAATTTGCGACAATGAAAGACCCTGCAAAGTTTGACGAAAGCCTTAAAACTGCGTTTGGTGATGCGTGGGAAACCAAGAATAAAGAGATTTTCGCATTTATGCAGCAATCACCTTTGACAGAGGCCGAGAAAGGTATGTTTGACCAGCTCGCAAATGATACGCAGCTTATTAATTATAAAATTGCCAACTACGCAATGGAGCAAATAGCCAAAGTCAAAGAAGAATACGGCGCAAAAGAATCTGGCAGCCAAGGCGAGAACGACTCAACACCAGTTAAAGAGGATTTGGACGCAAAAGCAAACAGCTTACTTGACCAAATCTTTGCAGCCGAGGCAAAGCGTCCACCAGTTTTTGAAGAAATCACAAAACTCAAAACAGAATATGACGCAATTCAAAGTAAGCGCGCGTCAAGAAACAATCAACAACAATAGGGCAGAACATCATGAAAGCATTAAAACTCACATTCTCTGGCAGCTATAAAGCATCAAACGACGAAATATTCAGCTTTGACGGCATTGGCGGTATTGTGCCATTCCAAGAAGAAGACGTTGCTATTATGCACGCAAAGGCGCGTCATTTGCCTATGTGGCTTGAGCAAGAAATCAAAGGCGATAAGCAAACAAACATCAGCGTTAAGGGCGTAAAGCAATTGCGCGATAAAAACGAAGACGAAGTTGAAGAAGTTGAACACACATTTAGTTTTGAAGGCAAAGACATTCGCACTCTTACTTATGAAGAAATTCAAGATGTTGCCTTGATGTTTGATTTGCGTGAAGTGCCGTTGTATAAAGTTAGCTCACTGCGCAACCAGCTTAATGTGCTTTATGGTATTTATAGCACAAAAATCCAAGGCGAGCCAATAGACCACAAAGCCGAGTTTTTCAGCTATAAAGATATGCCGCCAATCTACTTGCGTGCGACATCAAGCGTCACAAGAGAAATCAAGCCAATCTTTAAGGAAGAAGACGGCGCACCAGTGTTGCAAACAAAGTCATTAGAGGCTCTGAAAGCTATAGCAGACAAAAAGGGCATACAGTACCATCACCGCATTGGTTATGACCGCTTGCTTGAACTAATAAATGCTTTTGACAACTCTTCTGAACTGTGATATAATCACTTTGTCTATACCTGAGCATATTTCAGCCGACTGTGCAAAGCAGCCGAACAATGCCAGAAAGCCCTTGTATTAGGATACCTTTCGTTAAAATTAAAACTCAAATCAAGTTTAACAATTTAACAAAGGTAATATCATGACCTCAGCAACATATCTTCCAAGCATCGACCAAGGTGCACTACTATCATTCAATGACGCGTTTTATAAGCTTGCACAACAAAGCAACTCAAAATTGGGTTCAACAAGTGCAGTGACATATCGTGACCCAAAAGGCAAAATCATGCAAGTGGCACGCATGGGGCGCATTGAGCTAACCGAAGTTCCGGGCCGCAACCCAGACAAAAACTTCATTGATTATAACATTGATAATCGTCAATACACAAAACGCCGCTTTACTGCGACTGTGACCATTGACAAGAAAAATGACATCAATGAGCTTTTGAAAGACCCAACAAGTGATTTGCTAAAACAGCTTGTAGCTGCGAAAGAGCGTCAAATTGACCGCGTAATTTTGCAAGCCGCAACAGGCAATGTGCTCGTTGGTCGTCCTGATGCAGCAGCGTCTTCAATCAGTGCGGCAACAGACGGCGTCATCACAGTAGATGCGGCATCAGGCCTAACTTATGAGAAAATCCAAGAAGTCACACAAAACTACATTAACAATGAAGTTGACGAGATGAATTCAATTATCAGCATCACTGGTAAAGAGTTCACAGACTTGATGGGCGAAGACCAATTCATCAACAATGACTATATCAATGGTCGTCCGGTTGAATCTGGCAGGCTAAATGCTGGTATTTATAACTTGGTTCGTTTTGCTGGTTCTGTAACCGGTGGTGCGGCAGTTGTAAATCCATATTTGCCAGAGGGAACGACAACACGTAAATGCGTTGTTCTTGCACCGAATTCTGTTGAAGTGGCAATGGAGCTTGGCGATTTGAGCGTTGAAAAGAATCTCAATAAAGTGAATTCTTTAGATGTGACAATCGACCTTTGGTTGAATGCTTTGCGTCTTGAAGGGCCAAAAGTTCAAGTTATCACAACAACAATGTAATCGGGGGAATCATGTCAAGACCAGTAATCACTAGACTAGGGGTTATAGAAGGCGTTCCAGCAGACTTTGTTGCTGTTGGTTCTGCCCTTGCTTTGTCGCAAAACCGCCATGCTAACCGCACAATGTTGTTAAACACTGCGGCTGGCTCGACAGCGACATTACCAGCTGCAACCGGTTCAGGTTTCACTTACACATTTATTGTGTCGGTGCTTGCAACGAGCAATAGCCATGTAATTAAAGTGGCGAATGCTTCGGACGCAATGCAGGGTTCTATATTCACGCGTGATGATACTGCTGACAATGCAATGGCGTTTTTTGCCACTGCGGGAACATCAGACACTATCACATTGAATAGAAGCACCACTGGCAGCGTTGTTGTTGGCGAAGTAATTCGGATAACTGATATTGCGGCAAACCGCTATCAGGTTGAAGGATTTACAGCCACGACTGGCGCACCAGTAACACCTTTCTCAGCAGCAGTTTAATAATTAACATATAAGGAATAATATCATGGCAACAGGAATCAGAAGCAACGGATATACCGAATATCCAAACAATCCAGGCAACTCAGTGGGCAAACAATTGCGCACTGTGTACTACGAAAAAACAATTGCAACAGGTGCAGGCACTAACACGCTTCACATTTTGGCAGGGCCACTAAGCTACGACAGCAAAATTGCGGCCGTAATTGGTTCAACTCCAGCGTTGACATCAGCAACAGACAATGACCTTGGTTTTTGGAAAATGGACGATGACGGCGGGTTTACTGCAATTGACGCAGACATTTTGTGGGACGGCGTGACACTTGCAACAGCATTGTCATATCGTGAATTGCTCGGCACATTGAACACATCACTTGACCGCGACGACAACATTGGAACTTTGCTTGGTAAAACAGGCGAAGAAGCTCCGGTGAATGGTGTGTTTTTGGGTTTGTATATCCAAGTCGCATCAACAGCAGCATCAGAGGTTTTAAAACTCGAAGTGTGCATTGAAGAAGCTACTACAAAATAGTAGAAATGGGGCGTGAGCACTGCCCGTTCACGCCCCTTTATTTTATCGGGGGAAATAGATGTCGGTTTATACAAGTAAAAATCAGATTTGCGGCCTATCCCTCGGCCATTTGGGCAACAACGGCTCAGTCGGTGACATCGACACGCCAGTCACAGATGTCGACATTGCTTTCTCACTCAACTATGACATTGGCCGCCAAACAACATTGCGCCGCCTTATTCCAAATTTTGCTAAACGCCGCCGCAAAGTGGCACGCGACACAACCGCAACAATCGTTTTCGGTTATGCATACGCCTATGAATATCCATCAGATTGCTTGAAAGTGCTCGGCATTGGTGAAATCTCAGAGCGCGAGAATGATTATGTCATCGAAGCAGACGACAATGACGGCGGAACGCTCAAGATTTATACAGACCAGCTTTATGAAGACGGCTTGCCAATCAGAATGATTTATGACGAAACGAATGTTGGACGCTTTACGGCCGACTTTACAATGGCTTTCTCATATGAATTGGCAGCATTGGTTGCTAAAAACCTCACGCAAAATGGCGACGCAACAGCAATGGCAGCTAAAATGCGCAAAGAAGGTGGCATGATTAGCTCTGCTTTGGACTCACAAGAAAGCCGACCAGTGCGTAAAAGCGAATCAAGATTTGCACAAGCTCGCTATGCGAATATAACCTCTTATCCAACGAAAAAATAATATGAAGCTAGTAACATCATATGTAAATTTCGCCAGAGGCCAAGCCGATAGGGACATGAACGGCCGCTTTGATTTGCCGCTTTATATGACCACAGCCGAGATAATGCGCAATTTTAAGAGCAACTTCAAAGGCAATGGGCTATATCGCACCGGCTATGAGCAGATGCTTGTATTCCAAGATTGCGCCTTTATTGAGTTTGAGTTTTCAATCAATCAGACCTATATCGTTGTGGCATATGCTAACAAATTCCGCTTTTTGTCTTATGACTCACTTGGCAACTTTGGTTGGGTGCTAGACGGCGGGGCCGCAATTCTTGAAGTGGCAACACCTTACACGCTAGACCAAGCCAAACAGATTGCCAAACGCAAGCAATACACGCAGAATGATGACGCAATGCAAATCACCTTGGCAGGATTTGCGCCTCGCTCATTGCGCAGATTGTCGGCAAATAGCTTTGAATTGGTGGTTACATCATTAAAACATTGCCCTTTTAATCTCACATATCAAGCAACCAAAGTCATCACGGCAATCACAAACGCAACAAAAGCACAAATCACAGTTGTTGCGCATGGCTATGTTGCTGGCGACACAGTAAGAATTCTGGCTGTTGTTGGCATGACCGGCATTAATAATTACACAGTAGGCGTTGTATCGGTGGTTGATGCAAATAACTTCACTGTAAGCCTTAACACCACAGACACGACAATCTTTGCTGCTTATTCATCAGCAGGAACGGCAGAGAAGGTGCTGACGGCATCTTATCCAAATTTATGCAGATATTATGGCGCAAAACTTTACTATGCTGCAACAGCCCTTAAAATCACGACAATATGGGGCAGTGAAGATGCGGAATATGACCACTTTGAATTGCCGACAACAGTTTTGGCAACGAGTGCGCTTGAATTCACATTGGCTGAAATCTCGCAAGAAATCCTTTCGCTTTATGCTGGTGAGAATAGTTTGATTGTTTTCAGTGCTGCCGGTGTTGTTGCAGTTAATGGTGGCGAGATAAACAAAGCCATTACGGCTGAATCAATTGATACGACTTTGACATCAGCGCCGCCAGCAAGTGAAGTCTTTCCAGTGTCAAAAGACGGCTTTATTTTCTATATGGACTCA